GATTTAATATAAAACCAGTAGTAAAGGGAAAGGATAGTATTAAGTTTGGTATAGGTGTGATGCAGAACTATAAGATAAAGATACTTAAATCATCGCAGAACTTAATTAATGAAATGTATGCTTACCAATACGCAACTGACAAACATGGTTATACAACTGACACACCTGAAGGTGGATTAGACCACTTAATAGATGCTGCAAGATATTGTTGTATGATGAAGTTATCACAGAAAGCACAAAAGAAAGGCAGTTATGCAATCACAATAGGAAATTATAAATATTAATGGAAAACAATGGATTCAGCGATACAAGACCACAGATGTGGACAAGTGATGAGATTAGAGAACTAATACTCTACGCAAAAGACTTAGAACAACAAATGGAAGATGCAAATGCAAAATTGATTATGATGAATGCAGCATTGGAAAGAGAAGAAAAGAAAGTAACAAGATTAACAAATATATTAAAAGCATTAAACATATGGCAGTAAAAGAATTAGAATTAAAAGTACCTACATCGTATAGTGATATTACTTTAAAGAAATGGTTAAACTTACAAAAAGATTTAGAAGCATACAAAGATGATGATTCGGCAGTTCTTGCATTAATGTTTTTACATCTATGCGGATTAGACCCGAAGTATTTAACTAAGATTGCATTAGATGATTATGGATTGATTAAAACTGAATTAGATAGTTTTATGCTTAATACTGATTTGCCTTTACAAAAGATAATAAAGATAGATAATATTGAATATGGATTTGAACCTAATCTATCGCAAATGTCTTATGGTGCATATGCGGATATTACTAAGTTTAAACAATTTACAATTAATGATGATTGGGCAAGTATCATGTCAGTATTATATAGACCAGTAGTACATAAGAGAAAAGAAATGTATGAAATAGAAACATACAAAGGAGTAGATAATTCAGAACTATTCTTAGAAGTTCCTATGGATGTTCATTTCGGTGCATTGTTTTTTTTTGTTCATTTGTCAATGGACTTGTTGAACGCTACCCTGAACTCTTTGACGGAGAAGGATATTCCAGCCAGCATGAGGCAAATTTTGGTAAAAAATGGGCATCTTATTCAACACTTATTAGTCTCGCCAATGGAGATATTACAAAAATCGACGCAGTTACCGAAGAACCTTTAGAGAAGTGTTTATTATTCCTTGCATACAAAGCAGATAAGAGTCAAGTAGAAACTTTAATACACAATGAAGCAATGAATAAGTTGAGATAATAACTTTTCAAATGTTTATTGTTATTACTAAAACGAAACTATGGGAGGAATTTGGAGCAATAGTAGAAGTGGTAATCTAAGATATTCTGTTAATAGAAAGAATATGAGTGGCATATACATTGGCCCAACCAGAGGTTTATCTTCACCAAAGAATAATAGGAGAGGGTGTTTATGTTTGAATAGCGATACCTATGATGTTAAATGTTGCCAAGGTGCATTGATGCAACAAGGTATTGGTAATATTCAATCACCAAATAAAACAGGAGGTGGCGGATTTGATGCTGGCTATTCAGATGGTTTCGATAAAGTAGTAAATCAATAAAATAAAATAAAGATATGGCTCAAATATCAAAGCAAGGACTTCTTGTAGATAATAATCAATCATTCCCTACTAATAATTCTGGTCAGATTACTCCATCTGATTTAAGAGCGTTTAACGTTAATATGATTGATTCAACTGTCAATCAAACGGAATATACAAGTAATAGTGGTAGTTGGAATATACAAATATCACAATTGAATGCTTTTACAGCATCTCAACAACCTTCATTCACTGCATTGAATCAATTCACTGCAAGTCAATTAAGTATCAATACAGGTTTGAATGCAGCAACTTATTCTTTAAATGTATCAGTTAATACTTTAAATAGTAATGTTAATCAATTACAAACATGGAGCGGTAGTGTAAACCAAATACAGGCTGCAGGTGTAGCATTAGGATACGCAACTAGATTTAATTTTAGTGGATTGATGACTGCAAGTATTACTGCAAACGTAAATGGTAACATAGCTGACATTAGTTTAATAAATGATAATACAAAGATTGGTACTGCATCATTCAATGCATATACTGCATCTACTAATTCATCTATATCTAATTTAAATCAATTTAGTGCATCTACTTTAATTAGATTGATTAATATTGAATCTACTACTGCATCTTTAAATAGTTCAGTTAGTAATTTAAATGCATTTACATCTTCTCAAAATATTTGGAATGCATCAGCAACTGCATCAATTAGTCAGTTATTAAGTTTATCTGCTTCATTAAGTGGTGGATATGCAACGCAAGGTGAATTAGATGCATCATCTTCTCAATTACAAAATAACATTAATACGAAGTTAAATACATCTTCGTTTAATTCTTATACTGCATCACAAGTTGGAACAAATGCATTTACAGCATCTCAATTATTATTAAATCCTACATTTGCAACAACTGGTAGTAATTCATTTACTGGCAGTCAAACTATAACAGGTAGTGTATTAGGAAATGTAACTACATTATCTATTACATCTAATACTGCAAGTATGGATTTAAATAAAGGTAATTTCTTTACATTGACATTAGTATCTGGAAGTACAACTCAGTTAGCAGCATCAAATGTTAAAGCAGGACAAACTATAAATTTATTAGTAACTCAAGCGGCTGTAGGTTCAGGTAGTTTATCATATAATTCAACATTTAAATTTACTCCTGGTAATCAATATACTGCATCTGTTAGTAGTTCGGCAAAAGATATAATTACATTTATAACATTTGACAATTCTAACATATACGCATCAGCAATTAAAAATTTAGTATAATGAGATTTACACCATTTGCATTTGCAGGAGGACAAGAATTTTTAGTAGATTATTTAGTAGTAGGTGGTGGAGCCAGAGGTGGTATTTCATCAAATGCATATGGTGGAGGAGCAGGTGCAGTTGTATCTGGGTCTGTTGCAACATGTCAAGGAGATATATTTAATATTATAATTGGAGCAGGTGGAAATGCTACAAATCCAAACGGACAAACATCTTCATTACAAATTAAAAGTACAACAACTTATAATTCACCAGGTGGAAATGGTGGAGCATCTGGTAATGGATTTACATCAGGCTCTGCAATTTCCTGTACTCCATATATTGTTTATGGTGGTGGAGGTAGTGCAAAATATAATGGTAATTCAGGTATATGTAATCCATTTCCTACACAAACACCTGGATATGGTGCAGATGGTACGCCATGGTTAAATGGTAATTATTATGGTGGTGGCGGAGGTGCTGGTAATAGTAGTTTAACAGGAATTACAAAAGGATTAGGTGGACTTGGTGGAGGTGGAAATGGTGGATATATAGATTCACCTAGTGGCAATATACCAACTGCTGCACAAAGTGGTTCTAATGGAACTGGTGGTGGCGGAGGTGGTGCCGGAGCAGTAGGAGGATTTTCACCAGGTGATGGTGGAAGCGGTAGTGTTATAATTAGATATCCTGCACCACAAAGAGCATATGGCGGTAATAATGTATTTGAATCAGGCTCTTATGTATATCATACATTCACATCAAACGGAACTTTAACTACTTAAAAATAACTATTTTTTTTAACACATTTGTTATTAACATTATAAACAATTAAACAATGAACTCAAAGACAGTATTAAGTAAGATATTAGGACTTTTATCGATGGATAGTGAAGTTGCATTAGCTTACGCAAAATTGAAAGACGGAACAATCGTTGAATCTAAAACATTCGATGTAGGTGAAGCTTTAGATGTAGTATCAGAAGATGGTACTAAGACTCCTGCTCCAGATGGTGAGCACGAATTATCTCTTAAAGATGAATCAGGTAATGAGAACTTAATTAAAGTTATCGTTAAAGATGGTAAAATTACTGAAAGAGAAAACGTAGAATTAGAAATGGTTCCTAACCAAGAAATTCCACAACAAGGTGAAATTAAAAAAGAAAATGAGCAAGCAGATATGCCTGGTCAAGTTAAATCTGGTACTTTAAAGATGGCTGAACAAACAGATGTAGTTGAAGGATTACCTGAAGATACTAACGCTCCTATGGATGAAGAACCAACTGAAGATGAAGATGGTGAAGAAGAAGTAGAAATTAATTTAGCTGATATTGCTAAACAAGTAGAGAAGATGGCTTACAGAATCCAAGAAATGGAAATGAAAATGGCAGAAATGATGCCACCAGTAGATTCAGAAGTAACTCAAGAAGAAGCAGGTATCAAAATGAGTGAAGAAGAAGAGTTACCAAAATTAGATGGTGCTCCAATGGAAGAAAAAACTTTTAAATTCACAGAAGAAAATAGAAAAAATTATGGTAAGAAAGTAATGGATTCACAATCTAGTTTCTTATCTAAACTTTATAAATAAAATTATTAACAATCCCAAAAAAGGAAACAATGAAAAAATTTCAAAGATTTGAAGCAAATGGAATTAACCCTGAAATAACTACTACCTACACAGGTGAGGCGGCATCAGGTTATATTGCAGCAGCTTTATTATCAGCAAACACATTGGATAAGAAATTGGTAACTATCATGCCAAACGTGAAGTACAAATCTGTTATCCAAAAATTAGCTACAAGTGGTATCATTAACGATGCTTCTTGTGACTTCCAAACAACTTCAGGTAGTGTAACTATTACCGAACAAATTTTAGTACCAAAAGAATTACAAGTAAACTTACAATTATGTAAGCAAGAGTTTGTAGCTTCTTGGGAAGCATTACAATTAGGTTTCTCAGCTTTTGATGAAATCCCTAAGAACTTCAACGACTTTTTAATCTCTTATGTAGGTGGTAAAGTAGCTGAAGCAACTGAACAAAACATTTGGGCAGGAACTGCAACTAATGGTTCTTTCCCTGGATTCCAAACTTTACTTTCTGCTTCAGCAGTAGTAGGTGGCGCAACAGACGTATTACCAGCAAGAGCAAGTGGTGCAGGTTCAGCAATCATCTCTGGTTCTATCACTGCAGCAAACGTATTTTCTAAATTACAATCAGTAGTAGATACAATCCCTGCGACTGTTTATGGTAAACAAGATTTATTATTGTATGTACCTACTAACGTAGCTAAAGCATACCAAGCAGCAATGGCTGGTGGTGCCGCAGGTGCTAATGGTTGGAATAATCAATACAATGTTGGAGAAAAACCATACAACTTCAATGGTATCGAAATCGTATTATGTCCAGGTATGAGCGATTCTAAAATCGTTGCAGCTCAAAAATCAAACTTATTCTTTGGTACGGGACTTTTAAGCGATTATAATGAAACAAAAGTAATCGACATGGCTAACATCGATGGTTCTCAAAATTACAGAATCGTAATGAGATTTACATCTGGTGTTCAATTCGGTGTTGGTTCTGATATCGTTTACTACGTAGCTTACTAATATTAACTAACAAAACTAAAACAAAAGTATCATGGCTTGTAATTTATCAGCTGGAAGAAATGAAGTTTGTAAAGAAAGTATCGGTGGTATACAAGGTGTATACTTCGTAAACTATACAACTGGCTCTTTCACTAAAGACGGAAGTGGTTTAGTAACTGCAGTACCATCAGGTAGTGTATTATATTTTTACTCACTTAAAGGAACAAGTGCATATACTGAGACTGTTACCACTTCAAGAGAAAATGGTACAACATTTTTCTCTCAACAATTAGTGTTGAACTTGAAGAAATTAACAAACGAAATGACGACTCAGCTCAAAATCATGGCATATGGTCGTCCACAAATCATCGTTTGGACAAACAATGGTGACTCTTTGTTAGTTGGTGAACATTTAGGAGCAGATGTAACTGCAGGAACAATCCAAACAGGAGCAGCATTGGGAGACCTTTATGGTTACTCAGTAACGTTCACAGGTATGGAGCAATTACCAGCAGCATTCTTATCAGGAAGTTCAACTACTAACGCATTAGGCGGTTTAACTGCAAACTACTCAGTAGTTTACGGAACAAACTCTTAATCCAGTATAGCATAAAAATATTAACCCTCTACTTCGGTAGGGGGTTTTTTGTTTTAACTATTATTGGATAATTCTTTGTTATTATTAGATAACGACTAGATAAATAATAGATAATGCAGGCATATCACATATCTCAATCAAACGGATTTACATTTAGAACGCAACCTACTGGCTCAAATGAGTTTACAATGAGTGTACAAGATATGTATACTCTACAAAACTTAACGATGTCAATGGCAAGTATGTCATATAACGCATACGAATCATTTGTATCATTTACTGGAAGTATTAGTGGTGATTTAATTTCTAATTTTGTATATCCTGCAGCATCAACAACTACAACAAC